GAGTACGTCTTGGAGAATAACTACGTCAAATGAACCATCCGGATAACCCAAATCCCTACAATCCTGAATGCAAATTGGTTCATTACCATACTTCTCTTTTATCCGTTTATTGGCAACCCTGACAAAGCGTGGCGATAAATCACAGCCCGTATAGATGACTTTAGGACCATACTCGGCAAAGTGGTCATAGTTCCACGCTGGTCCGCAACCCACATCTAAAACATATTCACCATCATTAATAAATGAACCTATAATACGGCGTGTTTCAGTGTCTATACCCTCGCCATAAGTTTCCATATAACTGGCTGCGCCTTCATCTGTGCACATGAGGTTATCCCAGTAATCTTGGGTGGGGTCGTAATCAGACATTTGACGGTACGCTTCCTATATACTCACGCTGGAATATATGAGCAACTTTATCTGGTACTTTAACTTGAAATAATGGCGGATGTTCGTAATCGTTATTCGTCACGTATGTTGTGCTGGGGTTGAGGACAACTCGGCGAATTGTATCCCAGAAGTAAAAACTGACTTCTGTTGACATTTTGATGAGGTCGGCTTGGTCCCAGTCCATAGTATCTATAATATCTTTAATTGAGGACATGCGGATAATCGCACCTGGTACGAAACCTATCTGTACGGTATAAAGCCGAATATCCAGTTTATTCCGGTTGGGCATAACATGCCAGCTCTTACCCGTAACTTTATTAACATTTATATCCTGTACTTTTTCAAGCTGGAAGTTGTATATACGGTTGCCAAAGTTCTTAATTCCCAGACATGAGGACAACATGGCATAGCTGGTATCCCCACCACCACCTCTGTCGCCACCACGACCCACACCCGTTTTACCTTTGGCGATAGTCTTTTTAAGTAATCCGTAATTGGTTAAGAAGTATTGTCCGCTGAGAGTGCAATCAGCTTCTACCAGACAGACATAAGGCGTTCTGACTTTTCTCAATCCCGCTAGCCAAGTGTCTTCTAATAATATCTCCGCACCTAATATAGGGTCTAATTGTTTGACCATTTCCGATTCGGTCATCTGAATGACTTTTGGTTCATCAGACCGCCTGATTATAACTGTGAGCAAAATAAGCCTCCGTTAATTCTTTACCTGCATAAGTTTCTACTACTTCTGGGTCGTCACCATTAGCCAGTGCTGGATGCCATATATCTGAATGACCCGTCATTTCTGGGTTAAAGTTGGGGTCGTAACCCCACCTGTCAGTACCATTATCGCCACGAGTGCCGAATAAGTGCAGAGTCTGGATATGGGTTGAAAAACCAGTCTTATAACCTGCGGCATTTAGTTTTCCACAGATATACTTCTCTTCCGAACCACGACCAGATGACTCTCTGTCCCAACCCCTAACCTTGACAATTGCGTGGGTATCCATAATACGTAAACTTCCGCCTGGGTGCGGGAAAGGTGTTATCTCTAATGTATCATCTTCAAAGATATTACCCGTACCTATCATCACCTGTGTTCTGCAAGAGATTGCACCATAGCCTTCATATCTAGCCATGAGTTCGCTGAGCCTATCTATCCAATCCTGATTTTTTACAATCGGGGGCGGTAGGCAGTCATTATCAGCATCTATAAAGTAATCGCCATAAGTATACTTTTCCAACAGATACTGTCTGGCAAACTCCAGCCCCATGTTTTTAGGTAAGTTTGTATAAGAGTGAAGTAATCCTGCGTCAAACATTTTCTGTAACATATCGGTGGTTTCTTTGTCCGAACCGTTATCTAAGACGTGCAAATGGTAATTACCCTCACGGGTATTGCGGTGAATAGTACCGATAGCCAGTTGGGTCATCTTGGGTCTGTTCCAAGAGATAAAATGAATATCCACCACTATACATACTCCTTTATGTCAACCATCTTCAACTCCAGTATCAAACACCTCGCCGAAATACTTGTAAACATCTTCGCTGGTTCTGGGGTACTGGATATAGAGGTACATGTCGAATGACTTGCTGAGATTGTCTCTGGTTAGAAAATAGAATTGGGCATAATCGTCACCATAAGGGTTGCCCAGTGAAAGCCCGTGTCGGAGTACACCATCTTGAAAAGCCGTAGCTGGATTTTCGGTGTTGTCCCATTTATATTGGTCTTCCACTGGGTCGAGTTTAAGGGGGATTTTACTGGCTGCTGCGAAGTGGTACGGACTGCCGTCGTCTGGTATGCGGTATTTCTTATCGCTTAACCATAAGTCCCGCCTGAATATGAATGAGCCAGCCCCGATATTACCTGAACGAAACCATTCATGCCCTTTGCCCTCGATTGCTGGGCGGAAAGCGTTCCTGACTTCCGAATGGTAGTCCTGCCAATGCAGTACGCTACCGAAGTTGAATATCTTATAATCTGGAAACTCATCGGTTATTCTGTCTAAATCCCTGAGATAAGTAGACATGTATTCGTCATCACTGTCCAGCCAACATAACCAATCGCCTTTGGCATGTTCCATGCCCAGATTTCTGGCAGCACCCCTGCCGACGTTAGTATCATTGTGAATGACTAGGATTCGTTTGTCGGTCTTCGCAAAAGCGTCTAAGATTTTAGGCGTGACACCATCAACTATACCGTCATCAACTATAATGAGTTCCCAATCCCTGAATTGCTGGTTCATTACGGACTTGATAGCCCGTTGGACTGTCTTGCCTCTGAAGTGTCTGCGACCAGAAGCACCCGATTGGACAGGCTCTAGCTCACTATAGACTGGGATTATTACGCTGAATTTCGGCACTGGGTTGCTCCAATGTTAATAATGGTTCTATGTAGTTTTTAAACACCGCATCAGGATTCCTTTCAACTCTCGTCCAGGTCTTGGCACGGATAACGTGTTCATTTTCCAAATAATACTTAATGTTGCTGGCTAGGGACTTGTAATAAGCGTTTATGTCGCTATGGGTGGTCGTTATTTCGCCGTCTCCGCCATTCATGGCTATATTCGCACCGCTGAATTGTTTATAGAGGGCATTCTTGCCGTAGATTTGTCGGAATGGGGCGAAATCATGGTTCAAAAGGCACAGATTACCCCTAGACATGGCTTCTTGGGCGATTAAACTGTAAGTTTCGCTCTTACTTGGTAACAAAAAGACGTTGGATAGCGTGAAAAGTTCCAAGACTACACTATGCGGTATCTCCATCTGGGCAGATTCATCAAATTCCGACAGGAAAGTTACCCTGTCGGCTACGCCCAGTTCTTCCGCAAGCCGTTTCAGGTCTTCACGGTAGGTTACTTTGTCGCCACCAGTACTCTGGAAGTCGCAAAAGACCACGTGTGAGGTCATGTTGTTGTCTTTACAACCACCCATTAAGTAAACTTGGGCTTCACAGTACTTACCCCTGTCTAACCTGATAGGGTAGATGATTAAAACTTCAGGGTCAGCCAGATGTTTCTTATTATAAAGGTCGCAAACTATCCTACTCATGCCTTCTATAGGGTCGGTAGCGTGTGGTACTTCGACTATCTCATTCTCTTCATATGAGTAGTTAGAAGCGACACGGGGTATATCGTAAGCATTGGGATACATTACTATGGAGTGGGGGAACTTGGAGTTCAGAAGTTCGCTATACTTCTCGCCGTACATAGCCCGTTCTTTAATGAGTGAGCCAGGTGCGGTTGCGGAGTGGATAAGGTGTATCCACTGGATTGAGGGTCGCTCTTCGGCTATCCTACGGCAAGCCACGTTGTGTTTAACGTAGTCAGGCAGAAAAATTAAATCATGAGTGAAGACAACTGATTCATCTTCAAGAATATCATCTAACTTTTCATAGAGCATATCGACATCTTTTTCAAATGCCTCGTCTGCCACAGTGCCATCTATATAGACGCTTGGTACACGCCTTGTTTCGACAGTAGAAAAAATAGACTCTTCTGGTGGGTTCCAGGAGTCCGTAGTAATAAGGACAGGTTCATAGCCTGCCCGTTTGAACATAGTTATCTGGGAAGAGACTACAATAATCGGGCTATAACTTTTGAGGTAAGTCGAAAAATTTGTAAGTATGTATATTTTCTTGTTGCCCATTAAAAATAACCATAGCACTATGTAAATAGTTAAGCAATACTATTTTTTAGTTTTCTTGCTTTGCTTGCTTTTCACTGTATTTACACAGCCATGTAACTTGTCATGGTGCTTCATGTAACATATCTCACTACAAAATTCTCCGCAGTCAGAACAGTTAATGTGGAAGTCATGTTCATTTATGGGTGCATCACAAGTCAGACACTTCATATTAGTCCCTACAATAAGATACCGTAAGGTCTGAACCGTTAGTATCTATAGTTAAGTTATTTCTAACAGGTATAAGATAGTGGTAGTCTTTTTCAGCTACTGATGTCTTGAAGGCAGCTATAACACCTACTCCCGAATCGCCCACTACTAGTGTGCCAGAACCGCCAGAGTTGTTTATCGTTACATATTGTAAGAGTATAGGTCGGCTGACTAATCCAGTGGTTGTGCTTGTGATGGGGTAGATTGTAATTCGCCCAGTTGCGCCAGAGTCTATATGAATCCACTCAGAGAGTGCGCCATTGTTCAGCGCACTCCAGAAGTTGGTGGATTTGACTCGATAGTGTGTTCCAACATATCCAGTTGACATATCAATCCCAAGTAGCACCCTTAGCTGGTGGTGCCACGTAAATTGTTACAGATACATCGGTAGTTATGTAGACAGGCCAAGGACAATAAAAGTTTTGTTTATAGTCTCTTGCAGTGAGTGCGCCTTGCAATATATATTGTTTAGTGCCAGCACTATCCTGAAACCACATACTAACTCCACCTGTAGAAGTTACATTAACCGAAGTGACAGTTATGACACTCCCTGCCGCTGCAACTTCTGCGCCAGTTTCCCCACCAGCAAAGTAGACAGGTGAAACTGCATATCCTGAGTTTACAGCTGCCCCTTTGTTGGTACTAAACACTCTCCGTTTGTAATCTCCAGGTAATAAAGCCATTGTTTATCTCCTTAAACTGGTAGAGTCGTTGTTGAGGTTGATGTACTTGATGTTGAGACTGATGTGCTAGAAGTTGAGAACGTAGTCTGTGAAGTACTCATACTTGACGAAGTACTTGATGTACTTGTTGACGAAGTTGACGTACTTGTAGACGTAGTCGTTGAGTAGAACTCTGGAGAATCCTTTGGCGGATATACCAGAACTTTGTAGAACCAATAGAAGAAGTAAATAAAAGTCGTTCCATTGGGTGTGGTGGCTGGTTGTGCCCAGTTCTTTTCGACGAACTCACCGTCAAGGTTTGAAGCTGAAACTGCCGCTTCTACGATTGGTAAGTTAGAGTGGAAAGCTGTCGTAGTGTGGTCGGTGTATGGTGAGGTTAGTGTAGATGACAGACAAGCTATTGTCGAATAGCTTGGAACTAAGCGGTGATTAAGACCAAGCCTGTTAGTGGTGTCGATTGTCAGGGTTACGTCAGTACCGCCTTGTGCGGGATAAGTAATAGATGTAACTCTCTTAAATACTAATGAACCGATGGTTTGTCCAGCCGTATGCAAGGTCGGGGTAATCGTATCGGTAATGGGTTTGCCTTCTACGTTTACACCAACGATTGTTACTGCGCTAGCCAATATATCACCAGCCGTACCACCCATAGTAATCGCTAAAACACGAGGTACATCTGGTTGGGTAATACCCGCAGTGATTGTTTGGATTGAGGTCGTACTGGCGGTTGAAGACAAAACTGCCCCCGCCGTTCCGGCTGATACTATTTTTTTGTTGTTTGTATATGCACCAGTCGTCTCAATGACGTTCTGTAGTGCAGAACTTAAGTAACCCCAGGCTGTATGCATTGCCCAAGGGTATGTTTTATCTCCAATTGCCATGAAAAAATCCTTTCGCTTGGGATAAGGGGTCGAATCAACGACCCCATTACCAAGACGTTAATTAAGCGTTTGTACCTAAACTACCGTAAAAACCACGCCAGTTAGTCCAACCCGCACTCCATCGAGCAACTACCTTCCATCGGGCAGTTGTCGTGTCAAAGTCCCAATCAGGTCCTTGCAGGCCTAAATCAGAACGATTGAACCAGTTTAACTGATGAACAGCACGGTCATAAATGAACCAAGCTGTATCAGACCCACCAGCGACTGAACCTAGGTAGTCCCAGACTTTGACTTCTAATCGGCCCTTGTAAGGGTTGATGTCATTGTTGGTCGTACCAGTTCGTTGCATTGAATCCATAAGGATTCGTGCCTCTTTTTCAAGGGCAGGCGGAACTAGTAATACTTGAGGGTTGACGATAATTAGCTGACCTTTACCATCGAGAGTAGCCCGCATGGTGACTAAAGCGTTCTCTATTGAGTCCTCGCTTAAATCGGCAGTAATATAGTTGCTTTGGGTTGCGCCACCGTCCTCACGGGGGTGAGCGTTATAGAACAGGGCGACGTTGTCTGGTCCCACGAATGGGGCAGAACCACCACCGCCTGAGGTAAAGCCATAGTTTAATATGTCAGCACCAAATTGCTCTATTGTTCGAATTTTAGCGTTCGCTAAGTTTTGAGGCTTGCGTCGCATGACACCGAACTGGTCGTCCTCCCAAAGTTCTTGCGATACCGAAGTACCCTTAGCGAACTTTAGATGGGTATAGATGACGTTGAATCCTTCAACTTCATCTTCATAGGTGATAGCAGCGGACTCTGCAGTCTGAACCAGTCGTGAGAGACCTGTGGCAGCTGAATCTTTTTCAATGTTTTTCACTGATGTGTCAACATTGAAGATAGAAAACACCTGTTGAGGTAACTGACGAATTTCGTCTCCGTAAATCTTACGGAAAGCTGGGTCAAGAATGTCAGGCCATGCTGGTCTTTGTGATGCCATTTCTTAATTCCTTTCCT